ATGCAGGTTCTCCATCAGGAACAGCAGGATTGTTCAAAGTAGGAGATTTAATTAGAATCGAAGATGAGATAATGGAAATTACAGCGATAACAGACTCTGGTGGTACTGAAGATACTTTAACAGTAAAAAGAGGATTATTTGGTTCAACTGCTGCAACACACGCAGATAATACACAGATAAGACTTCCATTTTTTAATAATTTTGACGATTTTAATACATATTCTACAGCATCTACTGATGTGTCAGGTAACTATAAGTCTACAAACTTTTTTGCCAAATACAGAACTGTTGCATCTAGCACTTTAGATGGTTTATGTAGAGGAACTGTAGCTATTAAGTTTTTTGAAGCAGGATATCAAGAATTTGGGATGTCAGGTATCTCTAATGCAACTAAAACAGGTTTAACAGCAGGTACACAATACTTTGTAAAAATAGGTATAGATGGTGCAACAGCAGATGAAATATCAATAACAACCGATTCAAGTGTAGATACATTTGGTGGTACAAATGGATTTATACAAAAATTACAAACTGCTATTGATGCTTTATATTTTGATGCAAGTAAAAACAACTTTCAGAAAGGAGCAACAGTATCTATCGTAAACGGAGATTTAAGAGTAACCTCAAAGCAACATCTTTCTACATCAGCCATTGCACTAACAGCAGGAACAAGTGGTTCAGATACAACAACAGAAATATTTGCACAAGCAATAGGTAGATTGCCATCAGCACCTGAAGGTGCAGTAGCATCAAAACTTCCTGATGACAATATTGTAAAAGATGGAATATCAACTCCTAACTCTGAAGCATATTTAATGGATGATGGTTTTGGAAATTTAATTTCAGGTTCTCTTGCACAAGGTAGTGGAACAATAGACTATGATACAGGTGCAATAAATTTAACAGGATGTCCAAGTAGAGCAGACTTTGTTTTTTCTGCTAATGGTAATTCAGGACTAGCTTGTGGCGGAAACACACAATTAAACACTCTTACAAGTATAAGAGCAAGAAGTACAAGCAACAAAAGAAAAGCGAAAATACAGATAATAGCATTTAATAAATAAGGAGAAAATAATATGCCAATGGGTAAAGGAACATACGGTAAAAAAATGGGAAGACCTAAAAAGAAAAAAAGAATAAAAAAAGGTAAGTGAATTGGCTAAAAATCTTATAGGTATAAGTTTAAAAGGACTTTCAAAATCTCAAAAAAATATGATGTCTAAACACAAAATACATCATACAAAAGCACATTTAAGAAAAATGGCAACTTTAATGAGAAAAGGAAAAACTTTTAAGCAATCTCATAATATAGCTATGAGGAAAATAGGTAAGTAAATTGGCTAAATATAGAGGTAGAACAGTTAGATTAAACAAGCCAAGTAGAATACGAAAAGGACAGCCAAGTTTTGGTAGAAAGAAATTCCAGGTATTTGTTAAAGATGGTTCTAAAGTAAAAAGAGTTACTTTTGGCGATCCAAATATGAGAATTAAGAAATCAAGTCCTGCACGAAGAAAATCTTTTAGATCAAGACACAAATGCTCAACTGCTAAAGATAAAACAACAGCAAGGTATTGGAGTTGTAAGAAATGGTAAAAAGAAGAAAAAAAAGAACAAAAAGCAAAGTAAACCAAGCAGGTAATTACACAAAACCTACTATGAGAAAAAGGTTGTTTAATAAAATAAAAGCAGGAAGTAAAGGTGGCAGAGCAGGACAATGGAGTGCAAGAAAAGCCCAGATGTTGGCAAGGGCTTACAAAGCAGCAGGTGGAGGTTATAGAAAGAAATAATGGCATTAAGAAAATCACAAAGATCATTAAAAAAGTGGACATCCCAAAAATGGGATTATATAAGCAAAGGTGATAAGAAAAAGCCTAAAAGTAAAAGAGGTAGATATTTACCTGCATCTGTTAGAAAGTCAATGACAGCAGGACAAAAAGCCTATGAGAACAGAAAGAAAAGAGCAGCTACGAAAAAGGGTAAGCAAAGGGCTAAATATTCCAAACGTACAAGAAGAAGAATGAGAGGTAAATAGGTGGCAGTATCAACATTTAAATATGCAACATCAACAGACCTGCAAAGAATATTTAGTAGAATAAATGACTATGATACTAAAAGATCAATATATAACTTTGAAACAACAGGTGTAACCCATTTTTACAAAGCATATAATACAGGTAATATTGATCAGCTATATTTTGACGGAATAGAAGGTACAGCAGTAACAGATGATCCTAATGCTAATTATGAATATAGATATTCCCCTACTGTTGATTCTGTTGAGTTGTTTATAAATACTGATGATCCTAATGATATACAAATAGAAGCAGGTGTAGATTTTCAAACATTAATTGATGATGTATTAGAAAACGCAAGTCAAGAACTTAATACATTATTAGATGCACGTTATCCTATACCTATACCAAAAGCATTTTTATACAGTTCTGATCCTACTAATGACACACCACAATATGATCCGATTATAGTGAGAACTACTTGTTATTTGGCAGCAGCCAATCTTATACGTTCTACTGATCCATTAAGTGAAGAAGCAGATAAGTTTTATTCTTTAGTAACCAATATAGATAATAATGGGTTAATTGATGAAATTAATTCAGGTAAACGTAAACTTAATTTTGAAATAGACACATCAGATAAAAGTGGTAATATTGTAGAAATTACAAGAACAGGCACTATGCATTGTATAGAAACATACGGAACATATACAGGTGAACTTTATGATAGAATACAGATTATTTGTACAACAGGTGGTGTCTATGGTGATGCTAAAGTGTCTATAAAAACCTATGGTGACGACAAATTGTTTGGAACAGAATTGACAAATGAAATTATTACAGGCAGATTACAACATATACACGGTGGATTATTTGCACGATTTCAGGGCAATAGTATGTCTGTTGGTGATAGATGGGATATTGAGGTAAGAAGTGCAGGATTAGTAAATACCAATTCACCTATAAAAAATATTAGAATCAAAAGAGGAAAATATTAATGGCTGTTGAGTATGATAAAATAGGATTTACCTTAATAGAAAAAGGTTTAAGAGATTGGATTAATAAAGATTTTAATAATGTCTTTATATCTAATAGTTTTAAAATAAAAGGCAACGAATTTATCAGAATAAGTTTAGAGAATAGCACAAATTTAATGACTACAAATGCTTTTGAACAACGTGAATACAATGTTATGATCAGATATTATTTTAATAGTAAGATTATGGGAGATGGTATTAATGAGAATATAAAAAGCAAAGTAGATAGATTAAAAAAGAAGTTGTTAGATAAGCAGACCAATGGAGCAAGTTGGGCTTTTTTAGATATAGATAATATTGAGTATGATATACAAGATGACGAGAATGAAAATAATGATATTTATATTGTACAACTTGATTTAATTTTAGTGAACCATAACGTATTAAATTAAAGGATTAGACAATGGCACAAGCAACAAACTTTTTCCCATCACAGAATGTTCAAGTATGGTTTCAAAATGAAACTAACGTAGGAGATCAGCCTGATGATGCAGGATTAAAAAAATTACAAGTAACATCATTTACTATACCTGAATCAGGTGTACCACTTGAAATTTCATCACCAAGATCAGGGCAATTTGTTACAACAGCAACGCAAGGACATCATTCACAAGGAACAAAGATGTGGACTTTTGATACTGTATTAAGAGGAACTCCTGATTCTGTATTGTTAGCTTGTGAAGCAGTATTTGAAGATGGATCAAGTGAAGCAGTATTAAACAATGATTATACTTTTCCGTCAGCAAATTATGTAAATGGTGCAGCTTCTGCAAAAACTTTTGAAATACGTTTTGAAAATGGTGGATCAGATTCATCTGAATCAACTCCTCTTAATAATGTAGTTTGTCAAGGTTGCGTAGGTACAGGATTTACTTTAAGTGAAGATATTGGTTCTGAAGGTGGTGAACTTGTTGTTACTATTAATTGGGCAACAGCTTTTACACCACAATATGGTGGTGATGATATAGCAAGTCCTGCCTATGATACAGGTACACCAAAAAATATTAGAAGTTTAGCATCAGGATCAACAGGTATTAATGGTGGTGAATTAGAAGAACTTGTGATACAATCATTTGAATTATCTGTATCAAGAACAATAGAAAGAATACATTATAAAGATACAACTGATGGTAGTTATGAGCCATTTGGCTATGCTATGACAGGTAATTTTGAAATAACAGGATCAATGACAGTTATAAGGAATGATGATGTTCACGATTTACTTGTTAAATTTTACGATAGTAATACAGTAGATATTAATATAGCAGAAGCATCTAATTTTGCAATAGCATTAGATAAATGCTTAATTAATGAGCCAACTATTGATAATGGTGGTGCAGTATTAACTGAAACAATACCATTTACAGTAGTAGGTGCAGACGATATTAGTTCAAGTACAAAAATGTTGGGGATAACCATTGCTTAAACTTAAAAACAAAGAGTATAAATTTAAAGATATTGATCTTGATACAAGATTTGATATATTAACTAAAGCAACACAAGATGGTGATAAAATATTGCCATCTACTTTACTCTGGATAATGCGACAAGCAGTAGATATTACTGATGACGAAATGCAATATTTAGATGCAGGAGATATTGCTGTATTAGGCAACCAGGTTGTAATGTCTTTATTACAAGGTAAAAAAAAATAGATGAAATCTATCTACGGATTAATTGTTGGATTAGTTTTAAGGGGGTAGATAAGCCATATTTCGGCAGATTTCCATATATTGCATTATCACCTACTAAAAAGAAAAATATAGAGTTTAAAGACATAAATGATGTCAATGATGAATTAATAAGGTGCTATGATAAAATTAAAAAAAGAAAGCAGTATGGAAATGGTTTATTTACGCAATCTAAATTTTTTGTTAATACTGATATGCTTGTGTGTGAAAAATCACAGCTTCTTATCAAGAAGTACAACTATTGTAAAGCATCTAATACTCCACCATATCCAAGTGTGCAATCAACACCTTATAATTTTATAGATGATTTTTTAACAGTTGAAGAAGAAATTAAATATATAGAAGAATGGCAGAAAGAAACTTATACCAAATAATAGTAGAAGCATTAGGTACTAAAAAAACCGAAAAGCAGCTTAAAGGTGTTAATAGTGGATTGGCATCAATGGGTAAAAAAGTTGCAGGTGTTGCAGCAGCTTACTTTGGAACGCAAGGATTAATTAATGCAGCATCAGCAGCAACAGAAGCATTTGCAAGGCAAGAACAAGCAGAGAAATCATTAGAATTTGCATTAGGCAGTAATACACAGGCTTTACTAAACCAAGCATCAGCATTGCAAAAAGTTACTACTTTTGGTGATGAAGCTATTATTGAACAACAAGCATTTCTTGCGAGTTTAAAATTTTCAGAAGATCAAATTAAATCTATAATACCTGTTGCATTAGATTTGGCAGAAGCAACAGGCATATCGTTAGAATCTGCTGTTAGAAATACATCTAAAACATTTTCAGGATTAGCAGGTGAACTTGGTGAGTTAGTTCCACAATTAAGAGATTTAACACAAGAAGAAATGAAAGCAGGTAAAGCTGTTGAAGTTATGGCTGATTTGTTTCAAGGACAAGCACAAGCAGGTGCAGAAACTTTTGGTGGACAATTACAGCAATTAAGCAATACAATGGGTGATCTTGCTGAAGTTATTGGACAAAAATTGCAAGAAAAATTAGGATTTTTAGTACCTTTATTAAAAAGTGGTGCAGAAGCATTAGTAGATTTTTTAACTCCTCCTGATTTACAAACGATAGAAGGACTAAATGAACATTTAAAAGATTTAAATGCTGAATTAGAAAAAGAACAAGATTTAAATTTAAAAACAAGACGAGGTCGTGCTGAAGAAATACAGCTTATAAAAGATCAAATAGCTTTTACAGAAACAGAAATAGAAAAAAGACGTGCAAGGCTTGAACAACTTGATGATGAACAAGCTAAATTAGAAAATTTATTTGAAAGTCAAAGTGAACCATTAGAAAATTTAAGAAAAATAACTGATGATCACTTTAATAAACAAGCAGAAGGATTTAAAAAAGTTAATCAAGGTATTATGGGCGAATTGACGTTGAGAAAAAGATTAGCATTATTTGTTAAAAACAATCAAAGTGAAGAACTTAAACAAGCTGCATTAAATGGTAAATCAGTTATAAGAAATGAAATTATGGAAGGAACGTCAGGATTAATATCATCTATATTAAAAACTGTTCCATATCCATTTAATTTATTATTAGCAGCAGGTGCAGGTACTGCTGTGCAAGGATTGGTAGATAAGCAATTATCTAAATTTGAATCAGGTGGACTTGTGGGTGGTCGCAGACATTCACAGGGTGGTACAATTATAGAAGCCGAGCAAGGTGAATTTGTTATGAGTAGGGATGCAGTTAGTAGGATTGGTATTAATAATTTAAATGCTATGAATCAAGGTGCATCAGGAACTACAATTAATATATCAGCACCATTACTTGACGATACGATTGTAGATAGTATTATACCTAAAATAGAAGAAGCAGTAAGACGTGGGAGTGATTTAGGTGTATGATATTAGATCAATCTGGTATATTTACACAATCAATACAATCTAATAATACTTCAATAATACCTGTTGTAGTATTTTCCAAGAACAATATAGATCATTATATTTCAACCAATGCAGTTACAATGGATGGCAACTATTATGAACCATTGTTATTAAACATTCCATCTATTAGAGAATCAATAGATTTTGAAAAAAGAAATTTTAAAATAAGCAATATTTCTTTATCTATAAGCAATTCAGTTTATAATGGTGATAAAAGATTTAGTGATAATCTGCCTGATATTATGAACGCAGATTGTTTGATTTACTACAAAACAACAGTAACTCAAAATTTAAATGATTGTTTGTTAGTATATAATGGTAAAGTTAAAAGAATGTCGCACAATGAAACTACAATAAGTTTGCAAATAGAGGATTTATCACAAGAAAATTTACATAAAGATTTGCCAACACAAACAGTTGATACAAATGTAGAAGTATTAGAAAAGTACAGAAACAAACCTGTACCATTTGTTTATGGTGAAACGTATAAGCATAAAGTAGTATTAAATTCAATTCCTGAATCAACAGATTTTGAAGTATTAGCAGATACATTAGAACTTAAAAATTATCGTGATATTGAACCTTTAAAATTGTTAATAGAAGATAAATATGCTGTGTTAAGTAATAGAGCAGATAAAAGTGGATTTAATTTTTTCACACAAGGTTTAGATTTTCAAGATAATATACAAGTTGAAATTAATGATAATATTATTAAAATAAAACGTATGTACGGAGAAAGAAATGATATTCTTTTTGGACAAGATGAAGAATACACAACAGACAATCCTCTTAATCCAATAGCAGATGACAGGGGGCAAGTCAAAATATTTGATACTCCTGAAATAAGTTTAGATCAAAATGATCAATTAGTCAGAAAAGCATTTTATGTTAATGGAGAATTGTTTGGAACAACTACTGTCCAATTAGATAATGTAAATTTAAATTTAAACAATAAAGAAAATTTATATGATACAAAAAAAACAAATCATTTTTATGTCAGTTCATTTGATGGTGATAATGAAATAGATTGTAGAATTTTTAGAGAATCAAGAGAAGTTCCATCAGGTGGAACATACGGTTCAACTTGGTTTGATTTACGTTTTATTTCTTTAAAATTTAAATATAACCCTATGCCTGAAAGTGATTTATATACAAATTTAATAAGTTATCCAAAAATATCTTTAAATTTAAAAAAAACTTTTCATTCTTATGATCAAACTGATCATCCTGACGCTAATGTTTTTCCACAAATTAGAGTTCAAATTTACAAAAAAAGCAATCGTACTGAAGACGATGGTTTTAAAAATAAAACTGTTGTTACTAATTGGAATTATGATAACGATGGTGAGTTTAATTATAATAAAAATTTAAATGACATTTATCCTTTTAATGATTTTACTATTCAAGGTGGCTTGGATATTATGACAATACAATTCATTCCTGAAAACATTATTCCACTTGATCAGGGAACTCATATTAATAGTGTAGGATTAGATACAAAATTTTATTGTTTTGATAATGTTGAATTTGGAGTTATAAATAAAAAATTATTTGATAATGATTTTTATGTTGATACTAATGGAAGAAAAGGTAATGCAGGAGAAGATTACGATTTAAATTATATAAGAAAAACAACTATTGATACAGATCAAGTTGCATATGCTTTTTCAATTAAAAAATTAACTGCTTTAATTAATAAAAATCCATTACTTATTGAAGATTTGAAAGTTGGCGATAATATTGATGTTATAACAACATTGAATAATGAAGAAATTATAATTAACTCTAATATTGAAAATATAAATATTAATGAAGATGATAATATTTATGAAATTTTTTTACAAAATGATTTAAATATTAATGACCTTGCTTTTGATGTAAATGTTGGCATAGTATTAAATAATAACAATATTGAATTGCCTTGTGATATTTTAAGACATTTGTTGATAAATGATATTGGATTTGATGTAGATAAAATAAAACAAAATGAATTGGAAATAGCAAGAGAAGAAAGTAATGGATTCTATTTTAGTATTAGCCAAACTGAAAAAATAAATTCTAAAAAATTTATAGAAAATATAGCAAAGCAAAGTAAATTTTTTCCAAAGTTTAGAAATGATGGAACTTTTGGATTTAACACAATAAAAGATCAGTATTCCGATGAAGATGCTGAAATAATAGAAATTAGAGATATAATCAATTACAAATTTGATAGAACTAAAATTGATGATATTAAGACTAAAATTAAAATAATTTATGGCAAAGATAATATAACAGGTGATTATTTGAAAGCAACAGATTATATGACAGCTTCAGAATATTTTAGTGGATATGACAATGCTTATATGGGATTAGAAGAAGATCATAGAACAAGCACATTAGACTTGGAAGCTGAATATATACAACAAGAACAAACTGCAAATTTATTAAGAAATTTTTTATTATCTTGGTATGCCAATCAGCACAATATAATTACAGTTGATTTACCATTAAGATATTTAAAATTTGAAGTAGGTGATGTTGTAAAATTTGATGGATTAATAAATAATTTAAAATTGTATGGTGAAGATTATACAATAATAAACAACAGAAATGGGCAAGATATATATCCATATTTTATGATAATGGAAACAGTTAAGAATATAAATAAAATCACATTTAAATTATTACAATTACATAAAAATTTACCTGTTGAACAACAAGATGATATACAAACTGAATTGAACAGATCAGGAATGAAAATACCATTAGAGCAAGAAATAGATAAAGTATTAAAGCCAACCAATATTATACCAACCGATGATGTAATACCAAGAACAGAATCACAAGATGATGATGGGCAAGATGTTGGTAGTGGTGGCAGAGGTGGAGGTGGTTATTAATGTTACACAATTTTAATTATTATTATGGAGATGGTACATTTAGTGTTGAATCAAATGGACAATTAAATGGATTGCAAATTTCTTTTACAGGAAATCCAACAATTATTCCTAAATTACCAGAGGGTTGGAATTTAAAAAAAGATAATTACATTTTAGTTATCTGGGCTTCTAATAATACACCATTAAATTATGATGTATTTGATTATACAGGAACTTTAAAAATAAACAAAGTATTAGGTATGGATTTTGATAAAAATAAAATAATCGGCAAAGGTTACAATAATCACATATCTTATTGGAATGAAACTTATAGCCTCTGGGATTCAGCAGGAGAATATGAAAATTATAATAAGAGTTATACAGTATGAAATTAGTTAAACCAAGATTTTTTATAGATATGCCATCACTTGCTCAAAGTGTAGGTGCAATATCTTATGCAGAAACTTTTGAAGATTTGGGTGTTAATGCTTATGATCTTCATTTTTTAAATTATAAAAAACCAAAAAATATTAAAGTAATACTTGGAACAACAATGCCTAAAATGGTTATGGCATTTAGCGACTCAAGATGGACAAAATGTATTGATTATTTTGGTATGATGGCACAAAGTTTTGATCAAAATATGAAGTTTGCAATTAATGAAGCCTATATAATAGAACCTAATCAAGATATTAATGATACTTTCCCAAATTATGATAATTGTGAATTTTTTAATTGTGAAGTTTCATCAAATCAAATAACAGCATTACAAACAGGTGGATTCTTGATAAGAAAAACAAATAATTATAATACAAATGCTGATTTGCCTGTAACATTTTTTAATCATACTGACGACAGAAAAGAAGTTCAACAAGATGATGGTACATCAATAATAGCTAAAGCAAGACAAATAAACTTAACTGCATTAAATTTAACAGGCACAGAAGTAAGAAAACCTATTGGTGGTATCACTTATGGTTGGCACTATACAATGCCACATTCAGCTAATTTGGAATATAATTATACAGTTGAATATGATGGCATAGATGTTACGCAGACCAAAGGTGGCAATACCTTATATAACAAAAGACATACAACAGGTGCATCGTATGTAGATTATCCACCATATCAAATATTTAGACCACATCCATCAGGGATTAAACATCCTGAAGCAAATTCAGGCAGGAAAGTATGGGATTTAACATTTTCTTACATAAGTGAAACAGATTACCAACAAGATTATTCATCAGGTAATTCAATGTGGAGATGGAGTGATGTTATAGAAGGTGGTGGTGATGATACTGTTCCAGGTGGTTGGAGTGGTATAAGAAATGATTTTACATCAAGAGTTCTATATGGAACACAAGGCTATTTGCCATTTATATTTCAGCCTGACAGTACAAAAGATTATTATACTGTATGCAGATTTGATCAAAGTAGTTTTAGTTGCACACAACAAGCACCTGATCTTTGGCAATTTAGTTGCAAGATAAAAGAAACTTTTTAAAAAAATGGTAGGGGTGTGGTTATCCTCCATCCGTGCAATCATAGCTGTTACAAAGCACTCCTACCTATCCTCCATTTACCAATAAAATACTTTTCTTTAATACTTTCTTTAATACTTTCTTTAGCTCCTCGTGAACCGTTGCTAATTTTGGAGGGGGGTGTTGCTTTTTTTGGAAGGGGGCATTGCTTATTTGGCAATGGTCTAATTATTAAAAGTTTCATTTTTTTAATCTTTTTATTTGTAAGTAATATATGTTTAATATTAAATTTGTTTAAGATTTTTAAACAGAAAAGGAAAACAAATGAAAACAACATTACAATTTAAAGATATACAGATTTTTAGTGAATCTGTTTTGTCCGATCCAAAAGAAGCTATAATAGATTGGGATTTTAATATAGTTAAATCAGAATCTAATATAAACTTTCAATACGTTATTAATAAAATAGAAATAGAGTATGAAGATGATGTAATTGAATATATAAATGATCCTGAAGTTAAGATATATTTTAATGGTAGTTTAGAAAAAGCTATTGCAGAAGGATTAGCAACTGATCATTTAATAGTAGATTTTACTGAAGATGAAGTAGAAGTTACAATATATATAGGGAAGGTGGACAGATAATGGATAGAGGAAGTTGCGATAGATGTGAAGAACGTGAAGGAATTATAACTGATGGAGCTACTAATCTATATTGTAGTGCTTGCTATGTTATAGAGTTTCAGCCTTGTGAATTATGTGGTGATAAGTTGGGTAGAAACAATCTCGTTCCGATGTTAAAGGACATATATACGACCGATCTCGAAATAATACCCGAAAAAGGGTATTATTGTGAGAGGTGTATTACTAATTAAAAAAAAGGGAGTGGAAGATTTTCAGAAACCACTCCCTTAATCAAGAGATAGCAAATGATAATTTGCATAAATAAGTTAGGAGAAATTGTATATGGAAAACAATACATTAAAAGAGTTAGCTAAAAAATATAATTTAAACAAGAATGATTTTTGGCAACATAAACAAAGTGGTAAATATATTATTTTGCACGATGCTGTTGAAAAAATAGCATCTATGGAACAGATAGAAATAGTTGATTTTAAAGTGTTAAATAGTGAGCAAGGATTTGCAAGATTTTTAATCACTATGTCAAAAGGCAATAAAAAAGTTACTACTATTGGTGAAGCTGATTCTAAAAATTGCGTATCTGGTTACAAAGGTATGATGGCAGAGAAACGTGGCATTGATCGCTGTGTATTAAAATTAATTAATGCTTATGAATATGGTATATATAGTGATGTAGAATCTGACGATTTTAAAAAGCCTAAATCTAATTTTGATGAAAGACAAGCAACAGGATCACAACAAGATTATGTGTATAAATTGTTAGATCATACTGCATTTACAGTTGGTAAGGGTGCAAAATTTAAAGATGATGTTAAGGATTCAATTATAGATATATTTGATTCAGCAGCAGATACATCAGAATTAATAAATGATTTGAAAAAATTGAAAGAGCAATTTATAGAAAATCAGAAAAAGCATATTGTAAAATAGTTGATCAACAAGGGGGTAGGTTTTTTTCCTTTCTGTGCCTACCCCTATAATTTAGGAGATACAAATGAATTTAATTAAAGAACCATCAAGTGCTGTAAAACAAATAGAGAATGAGTATCCAGAAATGGCAGCAGAATTTAAAAAAATACAAAGAGAGCAGTATGAATTGTTTTGTGAAAAACAACTTGATTATGGATCGCACAATATTACAATGGGAACAGGTGTTGGTGATAATTGCAACATAGACTTAACTTTAAGTGCATTAATTGTAAGAATAAATGATAAGGCACAAAGGCTAATAAATTTGTTTTTAGTTAAAAAAACACCACCAAATAATGAACCATTAATTGATTCATTTAAAGATATATCTGTTTACAGTATAATGTCGCAGATAGTAAATAGGGGCAAATGGGGTATTTAACAGGCAGACAAGTAATAATTAAATTTATAAAAGAAAATTTAGATTATATGACCGATCTTGAACTTGATTATTTTGCAGATTATATATTAACAAAAGACATAGACCAAAGAGAAGAAGGAGATATAAATTAATGACTTTAAATGATCGAATTACAGAGTATAGAGATATGCAAGATAATTATGAAGCAACCATTAAAAATATAAAAAGAAGGCTTGATAAACTTGAAAAGATAGTTGATAAAATAAACCCTAATACCAACCCTGTCTGGTTAGCAAAATATGCAAAAGAATTATTGAGTGAAAAATGAAATTAATATAGGTTCAGCAGGTGAGCATTTAGTTTTGTCTGATATAATGTTGCAAGGATACAAATGTTTTAAAGTAGAAGAATCATTACCATTTGATATAGTTATGTTTGATGAAAAAAACAAAATCTATAAAATACAAGTAAAATCAACATTAAAAAGAAAAACAAACTATCATTCTAAAAATAAAACATCATATTGTTTTTCTGTTGTTAGGCAAAAAAAAGTAAGAAAAAAATTTAAAGATAAAAGTGGATACACATACAAGTATAAGGAAAACAAATATGGCAAAGATGATTATGATATTTTGGCTTGTGTAATCATACCACTAAAAAAAGTTTTTTATTATAAGTTTAAAGATATAAAATTAAAATATATATCATTAAAAGGGAATGAGAAGCAGCATTTATATCAATGCTTAAAACATCCAATTATAGATAACAAATTAAATAAAAAAAAGTGCTATTAATGAAAGAATTAGAATTAGCAACATTAAAAGAATTTAACAGAATTGCAAAACAAAATTTTATACCAGAACAAAATCAATATTCACGTTTTGATGCTAAAAATAAAAATTACATTATGGAAATTAAATGTAGAAAAACACATTATGAAGATCAGATAATAGAGTTTGACAAGTTTAGTTATAATTTGTTATATGCTAAATTTAATAAAATTGATTTTCTTTATTTGGTTAAGAGTGAAAAACAGTTAAATGTTTTTAACATATCAAAAATGTATAAAAATAATTACAACTTTAGATGGCATTGGAGAGAAATGCCAAAAACAACAGAGTTTGATAATAAATATAATCTATTGAAATATGTAGGATATGTACATTTATTAAACTCACATAGGTTAAAATAAAAAGGAGATAGTAATGTTAGGATTAAATAAAACACAAAAAAGAAAAAGTAATTATACAGATATTGAAATTGTAGAAGGTTTGCAAGTTCAAAAAACATATAATTATTCATATTTTAATAAACTTGATGGTAATAGAACTGTAACAAAAGCAGCTTATAGTAAACTATTAAAATCAATACAAAAAAAATCATTAAAAATTCCAATTATAGTTAATGAAAAATATGAAATAATAGATGGACAAACAAGGTTCAAATGTTGGAAAGAGTTGGAAAAACCTATTTATTTTATTATGGTAGATGGCTATGGATTAGAAGATTGTGGCATTGCCAATACTAATATTAAAACTTGGAACATTGACGATTTTGCAAATTGTTATTCAACATTAGGAGATAAAAACTTTAAAATTTATTTAGAATTTAGAGAAAAATATAAGTTTGAGCCTTATGCTTCTATATCAATGTTAAAAGGACAAATTAATGGTAGTGGTCAGAATTTCGATTATTTTAGAGAAGGATATTTTAAAATAAATTCTTATAAAAAGGCTTGTGAATGGGCAGATCAAATATACAAAGTAAAAGATTTGTATGTAGGGTTTAAACGTAGATCTTTTGTTTTGGCAATGTTGCATTTACTAAATCATAAAAACTTTAATATAAATGTTTTTATTAAAAAATTAACATTTCAACAAACAAAATTAGTAAATTGCACTACCAAAGAACAGTATTTACATTTATTGCAAGAGATATATAATTATCATTCAACAAAAAAAGTAAATTTAATTTATAACGATTAATATAAAAAGGAGAAGTAAATGCAAAACGAAAATGAAAATAAAGTAGGATTTGGTAAGTTAGAAAAAAATCCTGATAAAACACCTGAAGATAAAAGACCTGATTTAAAAGGGTATGTTAATTTCAATGGTACGTTTTATAATGCAGCAGCTTGGGTAAAAAAAGGCGATGATGGAAAGCCATTCTACCAGATGTCAATAGAAAAACAACAAAAGAAAGATGGTCAAGTTGATTTAGGTAAACCTGATCTTGTTGTTAATAACGAACTAAACGATTTGCCGTTTTGATCAAGTACCTAAAATATCTATTGGAAGTCAATGAAAGACGACCAATTTGGTTAGCAAGAAAGCTGGGAGTAAGCCATACATTGGTTTACTCCTGGTTTAACCGAACAAGAAACATTAGTGAAAAACATTTTACAATGTGCTTGCAGGTGTTTGATGTTCCAATAGAACAAGCAATAAAAGAGATAGAAGAATAAAACAGGAGATAGTAAATGAAAGTAAGTTATTTAAAAGATAGTAAATTAAAATATATTATAAGTTTATCAGATGAAGATATGAAACTTATAAAAGAAGGTGGTGATATAACATCTTACTCTATAAGAAGACCTAACAGTTTTATTATGGTTTGCAAGGAGGAAGATGAATAATGAAAGAAGCATATTATTTTAGCCACGATGCTAATGCACAACACGATCCAAAAATAATCAAACTATTATCCAAGATGGGATGGGAAGGATATGGACTTTATTGGGCGATAGTTGAACGATTAAGAAATGAACCAGATTATACTTTAGAATGTGATTATGATTGTTTGTCTTTTGCATTGCGAACAGATAAAGATAAAATAAAGTCAATAGTTCTTGATTATAATTTATTTGAAGTATATGATGGAACTTTTTGGAGTAAATCCTTATTAAATCGTATGAAACAGAAAGATAAACGCAGCGAAAAAGCAAGGGAATCTGCTCTAAAAAGATGGAAACGTAATGCGAACGCATTGCAAACGCATAGCAAACCCAATGCTATAAAAGAAAAGAAAGTAAAAGAAAGTAAAGTAAATAAAAAAGTAAATATAGATTTTAGTGTGTTTTGGGATTTGTATGATAAAAAAATTGGTGATAAATCTAAATGTATAAAAAAGTGGAACAATTTAAAAGATAAAGATAGATCAAAGATTATGGATACATTGCCAGATTTTTTAAAACTAATACCTGATAAACAATATCAACCTTATCCAATGACATATTTAAACAATAGAAGATGGGAAGATGAAATAGTGCCTAATTTAAAAGAAGAATTTAGAATGGATACATTAGGTGTTAGCTTTATAGGTTACTGTGAGAAGTGTGGTAAATCAGATTTTTATAGAACAACCAATGAAGATTCTTGTTGTAATACAAAGATATTGCCTAAAAAGCCAATAAAAGCTAAATTATAATATGGCAGAAAAACTAACAAAAGAAAAAATAGCAGAGATAAAACGTAAAAGAGCAGCAGATAGACGTTTAATGATTGACAAATTAAGGTTTTGGGTTGGTGTGTTTTCTGTACCTACTATTCTTATAATGGCTTGTATGCTTATTGCAGCAGCATATTATCTTGGCGAATCACAGTTAGCAGTAGTTACAGGTTTAATATCAACAATTACTTTAGGTTTGATAAATGTATTAACATCTATGGTTGCACCTCCACCTCCAGAAGACCCATTGGCAACAGTTGCAAAGGACTTGGTTCATCATTTACAGGATCAAGCACAGAAAGATATGGAAGTATCTATGGATAGAAATAAAATTAAAATTGGTGGTAATGGTGTAAAAGTCAATTCTGAAACACCTGAAAATCCTATTTGGGGCGATGATAAACCATTAAAAAAAGGTAAAAAATAATGTTGTTTGTAACCTGGCTAACAGTTGTGGTTGTAGGTGTGGGTACAGGAGAATATTATAATTGTAAGTATCCAAGAGTTGATGAATCATACAGTAGTGAGGGATTCTTTTGTAATTGGGAAGATAGAGATTTTTATATAGAGAATGGTAAGTGGATACTTACTGAATCAGATTCAACCGATAACTGTTATGAAAAGAAATGGAGAGAGATATATTGGGAAAAAAGAAAAAAATAACAACACACGATAAAAGAAAAGCACAATTAGATGCTTTGAATGGTAAGTATAATGGTTGGTGGATATATGCCTATTATAAAGAAATATTAGGTGGAAACGATTACGGACGATAATGCAATTATTTTTTAATTCTTTTTGGACGCAAATAATATTAGTTATATTAATATCATTTCCTGTATGGATTTGTTATATAGCCATAAAGATTAAGTTTTTAGAATGGTGGGATCGTGAATAAAATGATTTTAGATATTAAATTAAAATCAAGAAATCAAATAGATAGATTGCATTGGGCAGCTAAAGCACGATTAAAAGATAAATATACTTATATGATTGCACAACAAATGCAAGAATTGGAAATAAGAAAAGCAAAAGAAAAGGAAAAGTTCAGAATTGAAATAATATCTTACAGGAAAAGATTATTAGATTATGACAACCTTGATCTTAAACTTATTTTAGATGCTTGTGTTAGGAATCAGTTAATATGGGATGATGCACCTGAATTTATACACAGACCATTAAAAGAACAATTTAAAGACAAAGAAGAAAGAACAGAGATAATTAGACACAAATGGCAAGACCTAAAAAATACGATATAGATACAATAGAGGTAGAAAAACTTGCAAGTTATGGCTGTACTAATACTGAAATAGCTGATTTTTTTAGTTGTGATGAAAGTTTAATTAGAAAGAGTTATTCCGAAAATCTTACAAAAGGAAGATCACAGGGAAAAATAAGATTGAGAAAGATGCAATGGAAGTCAGCAGAAGATGGTAATGTTACGATGCAAATATGGCTTGGTAAGCAAGTTTTAGGACAAGCAGAAAAACAAGAAGTAACAACAACAGAATTACCGAAGGGATTTGATACACACCATATTGAATAAGATAAGAAACACCACCCATAGACGATGGGCAGAATTGATTAGATCAATAATACCACTTGGTGAAGATGATCCTAATCATTGGTGGATTTATTCTTATTTAATTAATAACAGGTTACAAAAGAAATGAGTGTAGGATTATTTAAACATCAAAGAGAATTTGTACATTCTGAAGCAAAGTATCCTGCTTTAGTATCTGGTTATGGTGCAGGTAAGACGTATGCGTTATGTGTTAAGGCTTTGATTGAGTGTGGTAGAAATGCAGGGCATACAGGGTTGTTGATGTCCCCAACATACAGGATGATAAAAGATACATTGCAACCTACATTTGAGGAGGTGTTAAGAAGTGTTAAGTTTAATTATGAATATAGTGCGACTGACAATAGATATCGTGTTTATTGGTCTGATGGCTTTGCTGATGTCATTTTACGTTCTGCTGAAAACTATCGTAGGTTGGCAGGACTTAACTTGGCTTGGGCAGGTATTGATGAAAGTGCCTTACTTAAAGACGAC